AATTCAAAGTCTGGTGTGTATGTGCGATAGCGTAAGTCTTCCCACTCTATCTTTATCTTCTCATACTCAACTGTCTTTTGTCTGTCCTTTAGGAATGCAGCAGCCTCCTGTTCAAGACCGCTACGATATAACCTTTTGTTATGTCTCCTCTTTGTCACTGTCTGCTTCCTGATCTTCTGAAAGAGCAATTCTATTTAGTAAAAAGTTTTTACGTTCTTGTAAAATAGCTGCAAGAAACTGGTGTCGTTTCAATTCTTTCTCCACTACAACACATTCTTTGTATGCCATAGTTTGATTTTCATTTAACTTCTCAGTGTCGTAAACTTTTTCTTCACCATCAACTGTTAATTTAAATTCAGGCATTGCCATCTCCTATTAATACGTAATCTATTTCAGGTGGATTCTTAGACTTAGATACCCTTGATGGTAGTGTCTTTAATCCTTTCCAACATTTATGTTTAAAGCTACAAAATCTACAGGCTGCATTAAGTACTAAGTTACCAGATGGCTTCTTGTAGAATGTCTCAGGCACAGGTTGAAAGCATCTCTCAAACGGCTCATCGTTCTCAATGTAATTTACCGTTTCTTGGATGTCCTGAATCACCTGCTCAGAGTCAACCTCCGAAGCACTGACATACTTAAACTCACCGTTGCCTTTGTTGACCACCCACCAGCCACCAACTTCTTTTCCTGCAGCCTTAGAATAGCCCACTAATTGTGGTATGTAACCGAAGCCATCACCCTTCTGTAAAGATTCTAATGAGTCAAACTTGTTAGCGTATGACCAAGGTGATGCAGACTTTACATCATCTATCTTGCCATCCATTTCCATGTCGTACTCACCCTGTATCTCCTGTCCATCTGGTAGCTTGAGTGTAACAGTATCATTGTCTTTAAACTCAGCACCTGACGCACGTAGCAATCCTTTGAACACAGCTTCAACTAGATCTCCTAGTAACATGTTTATCAGGAAGTGTGGAGGCAAAGGTATCTTATCTTCAGGATCATTCTTCTCAAACCACAACTGGCATTTAGGTCTGCCTATGTTAGACATACGTAGCTTAAACTCATCACGTGGAGGAGCATTAAACTGTTTGTCCAAGGCAGCTTTAACATCGGAGGCAACCTGTGTGGCTACCTCCTCTGTCATTGTAGCTTCACCCTTCATGGCCTTTTGCAGATAGCTGAAGACCTGTAGTTCAGCAGGGTGGTTCATTACTCATCCACCTCTACGAAGTCATTGTTGAGTATACCTTCGACAAGTTCTTGATCTTCATCAGCGTGGGCTTTGGCACGTTCATGATGTAAGTCTAAGATCTTACCGTTACTATACTCAATAAGTTCTAAGAAGTCTTTGAGTGTGTCATTGTCTGTGCTGCTAATTTCGCAAGGGCTACCAAGCGTAGCAGATATCTTACCAAACTTTGCACCAGTAGGTATGCTGTCTTCAACACCTTCTAGGTTTATTGTAGACATGATAGGTAACAAGTTTTTCTTTTTCAAGTTACCCATGACACCGTTGATACTCTTGAGACTGTCACGGTTCTTTACATCCATTACAAATGGTACGGACTCGACTGCTGATACAGGCTCACCCTTCTCATTCATAGGACTATCAAGCGATACTGTACCGTAGTAAACTACGACACGTTTGACTGATCGTATCACTTGCTTGGTAGCATCATCGAGTGCATTGAAGTCTTCGATGTAACCAGTAGGTCTGCCTAAGTTCAATCCACCAATGCTATCTTTCAAGTCACCGTTTAGAGAGTTAGACATCACAGACTTTTCCATCTCTTCTGTCTCACTGTTCCATCTCTGCCACTGATTGCGTTGGGCAAAGACACGAACTGTAGCACCATTGCTGTAGACAATATCATCACCTGTCTTGAGGGTGAATGCACCTACTGGTACTACCTCTGTCTTTATCATCTTACCATTGAGTTCTACTTCACCCATGATAGGTTGATGCAACATTCCTAAACGTGAGATCGAAGGTGTACTCTCTTGTGAGGGCGCAGAAGACACACCCATAAGTTCAGCCATCGACTGTCCACGTTCTGTTGCTATTGCTAGTTCTGTACTCATATTCTATTCCTTTGTATAGAGTCTAAAAGAGCCTTAGTTATACACTAAATATCAACTGTGTCAAGCCAGTTGTTACCTATTTTTGCTTCTAAAAGCATAGGTACATTCATATCTATTCCATATGTCTCCTCTATTATTTTGTTCAAATCCTGGTTGAGTGTCCATACCATAGACAATACTAAATCTTTCTCTTCAGGATGTACATCAACCACCATAGAATCGTGTACAGTATTAACTAAACACGACTTCATGTGTCGTAAACGTTCATGCATTTCATTCAGTACCACTGGCACTACATCACCAGTAGCAAAGCCTTGCACTGGGTAGTTCTTTATCATAGTGAAGTGCGTTGGTACACCACTGTGTCGTCTTGTCACATCAGGGAAAGCGTACTGTCTACCTGATACGTTTGTTATCTTCAAGAAGCGTAGCGCTTCATCACCCAACTTCCTGTGCCACTTGGCTATGCCTTTGTACTTATCGTTGAAGTGGGTGTAGTAGGTTGCTTCAGCTTTTGTGCGTCCGTAACCGCTTGCTCCAAAGAGTGGTGCAAACGTGTGTTCTTTAGCTGCTTGACGTGACGTTGGTTGCCCTGCATCAGTAATAACTTTTGCTGTGTAAGCATGTACATCGAAACCAGTTGCGATTTCTTCCATCGCTGTTTCATCTTGTGCCAAGAACGCTGCTGTCCTAAATTCGAGTTGTGCAAAGTCGGCCTCCATTATTAAACCATTATCAAATCTTGATACAAATACTTTCTTTACAGGGAATGTTCCTCCCCTTGGCATGTTCTGCATGTTTGGATTTCTTCCACTGAAACGTCCAGTGGCTGTAATGTGTTGAGTAAGTCCAACGTGCAGGAATCCACTGTCCTTAGTGTATGATCGTATTCCGTTGACAAAAGCTGATAAATAAGAAGAGATAGCATTGTGACGTTTAAGATCAGAAATGAAATCAATAGCCTCGTCCATTTTATTTTGTTTAGCAGTTGAAGAAAGTACATCCAGTTCATCCTTTCCTGTGTTGAAACCATTAGCACTGACCCACTTCTTACTTGGTGCAGTGAAGCGTAGCCCTGCTATCTGTTGTGTATCCTTTAGTCTGTATCCCTTCGCATCACAATCTTTGCATTTATTAGGTCTAGCAAACTTCGTTCCATCTTTTTTAAGTCGGTATACTTTACCTTGCCCTTTGCAACTAGGGCAGGTGTAAGCCTGTGTCCTGTAGATCGGTGAGGAGTTGGCTTTAACGGCATCCTTAAACTCTTCTTGTGTCGCAGTGAACTCGAAGAGATCAGCCCATTCCTTTTTGTCATGTACCCTTCTACTGAAAAGGACTTGCGACTTCTGTTCAGGCGAACGTAAGTTAATCGGAGTATCCCCCATAAGTTCCCTGACTTTCTTTTGTAACCTTGTTTCAATCTCAGCTTTCTCATTCTCAAACTCCTTTGCTACTCGCTCCAACTCTTGAAGATCGACTTTGAATCCTGCCATATAGATTTCTGTGAGGGTCTTGCAGGTATTGAAGGTAACTCTTTTGACTGTACCAAGGGAAGATGCTTCAGGCTTACCGAAGTCTTTTTCTTGGGCATGGAACAACTCACAAGTAGTAAGCAAGTCATGCTCAAGATAATGGCAGAGTTCAGCCAAAGGTATTTCATTTGTATTCTTACCTTCTTTAAAATATTTCTTGAGTGTATCATCTTTCTGTACCTCTAGTTGTCTACGTTCTGCACAAGCTTGTAGGCTCAAGCCATTCCTCTGACCCCGATCTAGTATGTACTCAGCAAGCATGGTGTCATAGATGTCACCGTCATACTTAAAGCCACACTCCCACAGCCACATCAAATCGTGCTGTGCGTTGTGCATGATAAGTAAATCAGTGTTGTCTAGTTTTAATTGTATCTCTAGTCTATGAAAACCTGTGTCATCTTTAGATTCGTTATGGTCTAGTGTCTTGATAGTAAGCGTAGCTTTAGGATCATCAGCATCTAGCATACCCACCTGCACCAAGTGATTGGTAGGTTCGAAAGGATCAAGGTGAACTTTATCGTCACGCTTGGTGACAGTGTTCTCTACGTCCAGCACCAGTCTCATGCTGTGTACAACGATCTTGAACCGTCAAGCTGACAGGTTATCTTACCTTGAAAGCCATTCAGTTTGTTCTTGGCAATGTTTAAATATCTAATCGGATCTTCCTCTTCTCCTTCTGCTTGTTGTGTCTTACCAATTAGTAACATCAGGTCAGCTTCTGCAGCCTTGCCTGTCTTGCTACCCTCCATCATGGCTTGGTTTAGGTCAGCCCTACCTTCTGCTTCTGCTGATAGCTGAGACATCCACACCACAGCACAGTCATACTGCTTGGCTATGTTACGTGCGTGGATAGCTGCTGCCTTGAGAGTTATGTCTGTTCTCTCTGTTCTTATGTCGGCAAACTTGTCGCCCATATCTAGGATTACTATGTCAGGGCGCTCATACTTTACCACTGACTCAACCCAATCCATACCCTTACCTGTACTGTCCTTGAACTGTACCTTATCTTTGATTGAGTTGTATCTCTTAGCCGCTAACGCTTTGTTAGTGTGTACTTCTTTCATAGTCATAAGAGTTGACGCACTAATGTATCGTGCAGCTACACGTGTGTATGCTTCCTCGTTACACAACACAATACACTTAGCGCCTTGATGTGCAAAGCCATCAGCCCCTGCTACAAGTGAGGCGTGAAAGCTAGTTTTACCAGTATTAGGACGAGCGCCAACCAGAATAAGATGACCACCACTGATACCCTCCACCCTACGAGCCAAACTGGGTATGTTAAATTTCCATTTCGATTCAAGTGCCGTTGCATCAAGGATAGTATCAAGACTGTGATCATCCCACTCGACACGAAGATTTGGAGTAAAGTCATCTTTGTATTCCTCTAATAGTTTACGTAATGGTTCAAGACTATTCTCTGCACCGTTAACAAAGTCAAAGCCTAAGTTAGCTACAAGGTCACCGACATGCTGCTGAAACAACTGCGACAATGTGTCTTCTGCTATCTCACCTTTGATAGGTTCAGCTATTTCGATACGCTTGAATAGATCTTCATAAGCTGTTCTTGTAGCGGTGGTCATGCTTGCGTTGATACGGTTGAACACAGCATGTAAGTCAGACACAGACAGGTCACCATCGTATGTCTCCATAGCTGTATCTAACGCTTGCTTTATCTTACGTACATCCTTACTGAAGATACGTTCAGGGCAACGCACACCCTTGTGGTCATTGTAAAACTCTCTATTGAGTAGCGTCTTTACTAGTGCTAATTCCATCATGTCTCCATCCTCTTATTCTAATCCTTTCCATCATATCTTAATTTCTTTGCTAAGTTTCTCCATGACAACTGAGGTCCATCAAAAGCAAACTTAATCAAATGATCACTTCCTCTTTCATTTAACTCAAACTTAACAGGCTCACTAAATGTTAAGTACATAAGTGCATCACCTTTCTTTAAAGTAAAATCTTCCTGCTCGTAGGGTATAAAAAAGTTAGGTATTATTGATGCATTCTTGTTTGTTGGATAATTAAATATTCCAGGAATTACAATGAGAGGAGACTTAATGTGGTGAAAAATAGGTGCTGACTGTATGCAGCTTATGTGGTCAGGTATATCCAGTGATAAGCCTGTATTTATTTTTAAGTTAGTATATCCTTTAATTTGTGAATCTTCACCGTATTTAAATTGAAACTCTGGATGATGCTCACCCCAAGGAGCCATGCCACTAGCGATATTCATTGCAGGAGAGTGCCAATGCCAAACTATTTCATCATCCATGCCTTCCTTAACTTGAACTGCACCTCCAAATAGTTGTTTAACTGTACTCTTCGCAAAGTGTAAATCAGTTGGACATTTTACCACCAGTGTCTGTGTAAGTAAATCGCTTACAGGAGGACACTTACGCAATGTACGTGTTTCACGTTCCATGCCACCCGAAAGTAATGTATGTAATGGTTTTAAATACGCATCTTTAGGGGCGTTGGGTTTTATTCTACTCTTTAAAATCTTCCATGCTTCTATATTAAACCTAGCTACATTTTTAAATTTCTTTAATGGTGCTAAATCTTTATCTTCTTCTATAAAATGAGGGCAGTATGAAGGTAACTTTCTAAGCATGTCGCAAGTCTTCATAGCAGGATAAGTAGTCCACGCTTCCCATGTAGTTTGAGGGTCTTGTAATGCAGGTGTTGGTGTTATATTTGGATTAGGAAGAAAATGATACTTTACTACCTGAGACTTTTTTCTTCTACGAAATAGCATTGTTAGCCTCTTCCCTTTCCTTTGCTCTTCTTCGTTCCTCATCATCGAATGACCTGATTACAGGTACAGTCTTATTGTTGTTATCAAGGTCAACAATTATACCAGTGTTCCACTTATCACGTTCCGCTTCAGCATCTGCAATATTATCAAACACCTTTGGCTCTGGAAAGTTTGGAAACACTTTACCCTCTGGTACATACATGATGTCACCATCCACGTCAATCACTACTGCTAGTCGCATTACATAACTCCTTTAACTTATCTATATCTTCATCCATTTTATACTTTATATCATCTAACAAATTCATAGCGGTGGTCTTGCTACCTGTCCATAACTCTATCTCTCTGCGATACTCTACTGTCTTTCCAATAGCATCAGGGTCAAGGGCTATAATAATTCTGTTGTACTCTCCTATCTTCTGCATATGTTTAGGACTTAGACTTGTACCTAAAATAGCCATAGCTGTGATGTATGGTAACTCTTGTGTAGCTATGATAGCTGACAGTACATCCTCAACTATAAGTAATGTCTTACCATTACCAACAGTGTAGTAGTCAGCCTCACCTGTATAACGATACCACTTAGGGTGATTGATTCCTACTGCTCTGCCTATAGCATCAATAATTCTACCCTTGTGCTTGATAGGAAAGACAACACGTTCATCCTTTACATCATACAGAGTATCAGCTATTGCTATTCCCCAACGTCTAATGAAGCGTTGGTACTTAGTGTGGTTTGCCTTGGGGGTCACCACATATTCAGGTATCTCCATAGTCTCCTTCTCTTTCTTTATGTTCGTGTATGCACGTTGCGTCTGTTGATCCTCTAGTCTTCTGCGTATCTCTGCTGCTGTCATGTCTGTAACATAGATGCCACGTATTGTACAGCCTAATTTAAAACAGTTGTACTGTATGTCACCTAGTGTATTGGTAGCGGTAAATGTATTCTTACCTCTGCACTGAGGGCAGTCACCTCTGTA